TTTCATTCAGACCTTAACCCGTTTGGTGGTTATTCACGGATTGCCAAAGAGCTAGCGCACAGCACCCGTGACGAGATTCTGACTCGTGCCTACGGGATTCCAGTCAAGTCCATGACTACACTGTTCCCGCTGTTTAATAGCAATGTCCACGTAGTCGATGAGCTTCCATCAAATATTGGCGACAAATCTAAATGGACGGTTTACCACGTTGTTGACCCCGCTTCTGCTCGTAACTATGTTTCCCTGTGGGCTGCGGTAAACGAAAGGCGCGAAGTTGTGGTTCTGCGTGAGTGGCCTGACCGTGACACATACGGACCTTGGGCTGAGTTTGGCGATCCAAAGTGGAAGTTTGGCCCTGCCGCCAAGAAGCTTGGCTACAATGTCAAGGGATATGTCGATTTATTCAAAGAAATTGAACATGAGCTTGGCGTTGAGGTGTTTGAGCGCATTGGAGACTCTAGGTTTTTCGCCGCCGAGAATGAGGACAACGTAGACTTGTTCACCGCCTTCAGTGAGCATGGCATGGACTTTGTTCCAGCAGACGGACGCCACGAGGACATGGGCATATCCAAGCTGGATGAGTATTTCCATTATAACCCGAATGTTGACATTGATGAGGTCAACAGACCACTAATGACGATTTACTCAAAGTGCGGAAACAGCATATACGCACTTCAGAATTACGGTCAAAATGGGAAGAAAGATGAACCATTGAAGGACTTCCCAGATGGGTTCCGATACCTAGTCATGGCGAATGGTGGCGACGGGCCAGAGCATTATTTACCAGAAATGTTTGAACAAAAACAATCGTTTGGAGGATACTAATGAAGTGTAAAGATATAGCAAATGAATATAACGTAACAGCAATGCAGGTCGGCAGACTGCGTAAGAAACTCTTCCCCGATCATGCGGGCGGAGAACTTAGCGACGAAGAGACTGCAACACTGACGGCTTATTTTGAGGAGTCTACTGAGATTGACGAGCGAGACTCGATGGAGGAGGCCGTAAAGCCTAAGTTCATTGAGGGGTTCGTAAGTTACGCCCAAAAGGGACGGAGGCTTGTGGAATGCAAGATTCGCGGTGCTGATGGAATTGAAACTGTCCATGCGCTAATCCCAAACGGTCAAGACCCAGTGACAATTCTTCGCAAGGCAATCAAACTTGAATATATTGAAAAATCCGATGGAACAAAATTATACCGACACGCAAGCCTCTCAAATTATGCATGGCCCGAAAAATTCTAAGTGGGGCGGCGAATTGCCGTATCCAAACAAGCATCAAATGTCTCAAATTCGCAATGACTGGGTGTCATGGGAGTTGCTGTCAAGGGGTATCATCCTTGGGAGTTTTGGAGGCATGGAGCCGCAGGACATAGCGAATGTTTGCGGATATGATAGCAGTGATAGCGTCCGTCAGCGCAAATTCAAGGCTATTGAACATGCGAAAGTAACGCAAGGTGTATAATATAGCTTATGGCAAATGAATTAGTTGAGGGTTTGTCCTATGTGGGTAGTGAACCCGATATGGCCGTTATCCCAGATATTTACCAGCAAGATGTGTCTAATCACTCTGGCTTTGCAGATCAATGTCGAGATTCACGCAATCAACGTGTAAACTGGTGGCCAGGGAAGACGCTGGACCAGCGAAAGCATGGAGTTGATGCAAAACCGTGGCCGAACGCTTCTGACGTAGAGGTTCCCGCCTATGATGTTCGTGCGAATACTCTGATTGCGTATGCGATGAATGCTATTCGGGACGGCAATATCACAGCATTGCCAGTTGGCTCGGATGACCCAGAGCAGTCTGCGTCTACGTCTACCTTCTGCCGATGGATGCTGGACACGTGGATTCCACGAGCGTATGACCATATCGAACTCTCCCTTAACAATATGGGCGAGAAGGGGTTTGCGGCCACATGGGTTGGATGGGAGGAGCAGCCACGCGAACACCTAGAGAAGACTAGCCTAGAGCTAATTGCCGCCCAGGACATGGAACGTGCCGAACTTTTTGCCGATCCTGATCGAGTGGACGAGGCAATTGCTACGCTCCAAAACGAGTATGATTTTGTAGACGAGAAAAAGGCGAAGAAGGCGCTAAAGCAGTTACGGGAGACTGGAGAAGCTGACATTCCAGTAGTTAAGAATGACATCAATCGTCCAGTAATTGAGGCAAAATGCCCACGCGCTGACATTATTTTTCCGTCATGGACAATGAATGTCGAGGACGTGTCTCGCGTTCACATTCGCCATTTCATGGATATTCAAGGGTTGCGGTCTGCACAATTTGCTGAAGGCTGGAATAAGCAATGGGTCGATGAAGTCGAGGACAAATACATGGGAGTCACGCAAGGTGACATTGAAGGTCAATACGGCAATCGGAACCCATACTTCGCAAATCAGACCGCAACTCTGTTTAATGCTGGAAACCGCAACGCCGAGGAGCTGGTTGAGGTGGTTCGGACTATCCAACGTCTAGTTGACAAAAAGACTGGTGCTATTGGGTATTACCACACGGTTTGGTGTCCAAAGCAGATGCAGGCTACAAATAAGCGCAAGACCTCTAAAGTTCAGTATGGCACATTTGAGCTGCTAAATGGATGGGATGAGCTTCCGATTGCTCTCACTACGCTTTCGAGAGATTCAAAGAACATCTACGACCAGCGCACATGGGGCGACTTAATGCGCGGAAATCAGGCTCAGGCTAAGATTGCGCGAGACTCTTGGAATGACCAACAAAGTATCCATTCAAATCCGCCACGTATGCACCCAGCGGGACGCCCTGCAAGCATGTGGGGTGCAGGGGCTACATTTGCCGCTAGACGTGGCGAGGAGGGTCTATATCGAACTCTAGACGTGCCTGACACGCTTCGGACTGGTGTGGAGCGAGAAACGTTCTTGGCTGAGGAAGCTGACGCAATTATGGGGCTTTCTGAGGATTCGCAGAACTCTATTGCTCGACGACAGGAGTTCGTAAATCGGGCGCTTGACCATGTAGCTGAGATTGTTCGATTAGCATATAAGGCGTTCCAGAAGTTCTATGATGGTCCTGATCTATACTTCAGAGTTACTGGAGTTCCAGACCCGCAGGTATTTAATAACACCTATTTTCAGGAAGAACTGGATGTGAAAATGGTTTACGACGTGCGCCTTGGGGATAAGGACTACGTAAAGGAGAAGACCGAGCTGCTGCTACAACTGGCAAATTCTGATACCAACGGAACATTTGACCGCGATCAGGTGCTTCAGGTAGCCGCATATTTGAATATTCCTCAGTTTGCTGGTCGTATCCTAAGACCAAAGCAGGAAGCTGAAGCGGATATTGTCAAAAATGTAGCCGACGACCTGACACTGATTTGGGCTGGAAATACAGTCAATGCACGACCAACTGGTGCAAATGTAGCGCTAAACTACATTCAAGGATACGTTCAGCAGGAGAGTATCATGCGACGCACACAGGAGGATCAGAACTACAGTGCTGCACTGAACGCCTATATTCAACAGTATCAGATGCAGATTCAGCAGCAGCAAAATGCCGTAACTGGGCGACTTGGCGCACCACAACAAGATATTAATAATGTCTAATCAAATATCCTACGACGATGCGCTGAAGTTTTTTCAGTCGCACGAACTATATTGGGAGGCACTGCTGAATGGGTTGGAGGCCAAGCGCGAGTCCTACATTGCAGACCTGAAGCGCAACGCAGAGACACCCACCTGTGATGAGCGAGCCGATTCCAAGGCAATTGGAGGTATGCTGGCAGTAGATGACCTTATATACGACTTCAAGTTGCCAATTGAGACGGACTCTCAGTAAGTAACGCAAGCCGTATAATGTATTTATCGTATCACCAAACGTTATTGGTTGTAAATTATGACAGACGCAAATCAAGGGGATCTCTCCGATGCCCCTAAAATCTTATCGGATGACGGTTCTGTATCTGAAGCAGGCTTATTGCAGGCTTTAGCGCAAGACCCCTTCGCGGAAAAACAACAGTCAGAATTGGTAGAAGCCGAGGAAGCCGAAACGACAGAGGAAGTTGAAGAGCCAGAAATGGTTAATGAGACGAAATCTCAAGAAGAGGAGTCCGAGGAATCTAGCGAGGAAGCCGAAGAAGAAACCGCAGAGGAAGATGGAGATGTTCTTTCTCAGATTGACGTAGACGATCTTTCCATTGAGGACAAGATT